CGCTACTTCAAGTTTCTTGCCAGCTTCAGCAGCCTTTGTCTGAAATGCAGAGAGCTTGTCAAAGTTCTCGCCAGCTTTTGTGACTTGACCAATCTGGTTTTTGACAGCGTTGAGGCTATTCTCGAAAGCCTTGAGTGTGGCTTGAGAATTGCCAGGGGTGATATCTAGTTTCCAGATCGTGTCGTCTACCATGTTACCTCTTATGCTATGGAATGATCCTCATCTATCCAAACAACTTTGGCGTTATCGTTATAGCAATGAATCGCCTGGACACTCAAAATATCTGGATATTGTCTCGTTGTTTTCGTTCCAAGCCAGTAGAGACCGGCTTGACCGCCTTCTTCCCACTCAACACCATGCGCTATGACTCCTGTACCTGATATACCTGTTATATCTGTATCACGATCTAGAATAAATCTTCTCATATTCATCTCCTAAATCAGTTGAATGGTCTCACCTGTGTACTGCTCCGGTTGTGGGAACTGGTTAAGTACTGCCTGTACTTCACCTTGGTTCTGCTTTTTCTGACTTTCTGTCCCTCCCTCAGCTCTTGCCTTCTCTTGCAAGATATAGTCGAGCTCACGAACATACCCAAAGAAGCGTCTATAATCTATGCGAGCAAAATCTGCATCAGTAATTGCGCCTCTGTAGTGGTATAAGACTCGCGCGTACAACTTCATCGGGTCATAAGGCTGTACTTGAGCCTTTGCTCCCTGGCTACCATTAAGCTTTGCTTGTGCGGCCTGTGCTTGTGCTCTAAGCAGATTTGCAGCGTCTAGATCGCCCTCCTCTTCGCATTCGTGAGCTTGGGCGAGTGCTTTCTTGATCTCTTGCGGTCCCCAATCGCAATTTGGATCTACAGGAACAGAATCGACTATGACAGGAGAGCTCATCCCACGCTTTGCGTTGTACTGGCGTCTGGCGAGGGACTGCTGCTCGATGGGGGGCTCATCCGAAAAAAAATCTGAGTGAAAATTTCGATAAGATGCAAACCGTCAATTCCCTCCCTGAGCATCTCTTTTGTCATGAAAGGCTCGCTAATCTTCCAGCACTCGAGCAACATGTCAGTCATGCTGTCGAGCTGCTCTTTAGTAAGCTTGTTTATCGAAAACCCTGCCTCAACTCCATCAAACATAGCTACAGCCCGAGTGTAAAGGTCAATCGGCGCAATATTCTTGATCTTGGCAGTTCTGGTACCTGCTACCACACGACCTATGTACTGATTGCCTTTCTCGTCCAGAAAAGGTGTACCGTCATCAAGAGTGAGAGGCTCATCTTTGTAGATAGAGAGAGGGATATGCATCATCTCTCTCGTGACCTCATCACGATTAACCACCTTTGGCGCTTTCGCCTGCTCAAATGATGCTTCTACCGTTCCATTGTTCATAAATGCTCCTAATATTGCGAGAATTGGGTATTTGTGAGTGTTGTCTGTAGCTTGTATGGGTTATTCGGCCCAGCTCCAGAGAGCGGTACTACTACGCTCGTTCCCTCATAGTCGATCTCCCAATGCTTCCCGTCTTCTTGCGGATCTGGCCAGGGACTGTTGGTATACCCGACTGTGAGCACCTTGTACTGAAGTGAGTTCAAAGTGTCAGGCTGCGTAAAGAGTGCGTTAAAACTCCCTAAGCCGACTTGAGTTGAGTCGGTTGTCCCTGTTTTCGAGCCATAGAAGGTCTGATAGATCGGTGAGAAGTCAGTCAGAATAAGCGACCATTTGAGCTTCACGTCACGCTTTGTGAAGAGTAGGCAGGTAGGATTCAGACCCTCGCCTTGTGTGTCTGAATCGATGTTATTAGAGCGTTCAATGGTGGCTTTGCGGAGAGCCTGTGCTGTGCTATTCCCGTCAACGGTGTATGCGCCTTGCGTGAACATGAACGGCGCGTGCTGCTCAAGTGTGACAGTTGCAGCCGAGCCTTGGACCGTGCTCACGATACCAAACATTTCTATGGTATCGATAACGATCTTGCCGTGATCCAAAACTGTGGTGAATTTGTTGACTTTACACGCCTTGACGCGAATGGCTGTACCACCACCTGAGTAGAGAATTCCCCATCCTGCCTCTACAGTGACGTATGGCGGATCGGTAGCCTGGTCAGGAATGACGTGGGTAGCTTTGCTCTTGACCGTACCAGTATTGGCATGAGCAAGCCTGAGAGCACCGCCATTATAGGTTGAGGCAACTGTCAGCGTGTATGGCCCGACTCCGGTCGCAGGGATATTGAACACGGCTATTTCCTCAGTAGCCGTCCCTGCCTCAAGAACAAGTGCTATTGTGCCACTGCCAGTTAAGCCGGTCTGAGCTGCAACTGTAATGCTTGTCGCACCGACCGCCGTCAAAGCAGAGAGCGTGGTAGCAACGGCAGGGGCTGTGTAGGTGTCCGAAGAAGCACCTTGGTCCCACTTTTCAAAATAGCCCCGTTCATTCGGCCTGAGTGAGCTGACGACCATGATTTTGACCATTTGGCCGTTTTTGATGAGCAGCGTAGTCCTCCTGCTCGAGTCGCCCTCCTCAACCTCTTCAAAGGCAGGCTCGATCACAACCTTTGTGCCATTCTTCCATCTAGGGAAGATCGTAGGCGCAGCGGGCGTATCTGGGCTAGATTGCTCTCCAAAGCCCAGATAAAAATTGGACCCGCGAAAGGCGTTCAGGATAGCCATTAGTTCTGCTCACTTTCCTCTTGCTCTTGCTCAGCAGGAACGTCAATGGGCTGCTCGATCACAACGGTTTGTGTGATCTCTTTCTCAGCAGGCTTTTTCTGCCGTGCCAAGAACGCTTCAAGCGGCTCTAGAGGCTCAAGATCGGATCTTGGATCGTGAAACTCAAAACCAATGTTTATCAATTCCTGCTCACTTTTGCCAGCGTGCTCAGGCGTGACGACCTTGCCCAGTCCAATGTACTTGGAGCGTAGATTTTGGTTAGGATCATGCCATAGCGTCTTCCCATACACATCCTCATCCCGCCATAGCATCTCGTCTCCAGGCTCAAGGGTCAAGCTTTCCTTGACAGTTCCATCTGCATTGCGATGCTTCACGCCCTCTTGCAGCCCTGTGCCGAGCCCTTTGTACCGAGCCCCTGCAAGTCCTTCTGGTATTTCTGGCATCTATTCACCTCTTTCAAGATCCATATGGAAGTACTGTATAAGTAAGCGTCATCACACGCTTTACTAACGTTAACCCTACAAATGTCTCATCTTTTTGATCTTCATAGGAAGATAGAGAAATCTTGTCTAAGCTTATCGTGTGATTTGTTCCCTGATATTCTGTGTCATCATTGCTTTCTACATTTGCACACATTCTCTCTATGTCAGTGTCAAGATCATCCCATATTGCATCAATCGTTTCATTCCTATCATCCCACCTGGAATAGTATCCAACCGCTATAGGAACTATTGCACCATAAGCTGATTGCGCCTCTGGTACTCTCTCCTGGACATCTGAGAATATATTCACGGCTATTGGTATGGCATCATTCATATTAAGAGCCATTTTGTATTTGGCTTGAACGTATATGAGCTCAGCCCCCGTACCTGACTGACTAATAGCAGCCAGTTGCGTACCAACTGGTAAAATGCCTTTAAGGACATTCATTATAACTTTACTGGTGTTAGGGTTGTTTGGCTGTCTGAGCGGCATGGATTAACCTCTCTCTGGATAATGCCACGTACCGGGCTCTTTGTCTTCAGAGTAGAGGCAAGATTTATAATCCATTGTCTGAAACTCACGCACATTGATATTGCCTGTATTCTTATCAAGGACATCCATAACTATGGCTGGCACATGCTTGTAAGGCTGTCCAAAACCTAGGTTATAGACATAATGCACAAGTATACCTATAGTCAAGTCTTCCATATCATCCCCCTAAAATAGACCGTATCTCTTGTATGGCCTTTTGCATCTCAGCTTTTACCGCGTTGGCTCTTCGATTCATGACAGGAGTTACGAAGTCATTTGCTTTTACGGGACCTGAGCGCATAACAGGATGAGGTAACCCCTTCCACATGAGAGCTTTCTTAGTTACTGGGACAACTGCCTTTCGCCCTCCTGTGACCAATTTGAGCTTAAATGGCTGGCTTGTCTTCAACTCCATATGCGCACCAATACCCCTCTGCTCTGCTTTCGCTGAGAAAGAGCCTGATAGCGGCCCTGGGCTATCACCAGGTGGTGGCATACCCCCAGACTGGCCCTTTGGAGCTGCACTCGCTAGCTGTCCTTTCACGGTGTCACCCGCTCGCTGAGCAGCGTTCACGGTCACACGTGGCAGCTCAGTTTGTGCCTTGCGGACACGAGCCAAGAGCTTGTCTATGCCTGATGTGTCACTTCTGAAAATCATGTCTACCTCGTTATAGATGCTCTATCAGCATCGATACATTGAAACTCCATATGATTGTCTGGAAAGTTTTCGGGGATATTAGTGATTTGATACGCCTTTGGCATAGTTGTTACTGGATTATTCACATTTAAGTCAGTTATATAGTCATTCTGCCTTAGATCAAGCTTGCCCAAGCAATATCCATCGAAGCTATAATGCGGTGGTAAGCTGTATGTCATTGCCTCTATCTGACTCATCCTATCTATCTGGAAGAGGACTTTTGCATAGACTTGTACATTATTCCTCGTTACTTTGCCGTATACATCGTCACTCATACTATCCTCTAATGCACTAATCTCAGAACTATATATACAATGTCAGCTACTACTGCAATAACCGCAAGGATGAGCACGATAATATCTAGCACATTGCGACGAGGACCAGCATATGCGCCAAGGACAGGCCAGAGGATGAGAACAAATAGATTAAGGATAGCTAGAAAGCTGAAGTCTAAGAAAATGCTCATAAATCCTCCTTAAACGCTTCTCTTGTACTTCTTGAGTATGCTGCATGCCTGCACTACCAGCGGATCTTTATCGCCTCCACTTGTAGCCCATCGCTGTTTACGCTTACCCATCAGTTGCTCAATGGCCCCATAAGGATTGGCTTGTAGCCTCATCTGGACTGCAAAGAAGAGAGACGTTGCCTCTTTGATGTCGTCAGGGATACTCTGAAAGCCTCCCGTATACGTTGTCCTCATCAGGCCCTCTCGCATGATGACACTTGCTGGTTGGAACCTATACCAGCCATCATGCGGTACAGGGACCTCTATAGATGTGTCAACTGAGCTAAACTGACTTGAAAAGGAAAATGCATGTTCTATCGCTGATATATTGATGATTGGATAATTCCTGAGAAAGATGACACGCGTAAACCCGCCTTGCATCACTGGGGGCATATGCGCATAGGCTATCTCAGCTTCTTGTGTGAGCAGAGCGGCTGCAAACGGATCACTGGAAGACATTCCCCCTGCTTCTGTTGTCTCTTTGAAGAGGAATGCCACGGGATCGCCCGAGTTGTGCGAGAACTGTGTAGCACTTGCGAGATTGATAGTGCCTGGATAAGGGCTCGCCCAATTGGTGACAGTGACACCGCCTGGCTTGACTAAGATCGTCTCTTGAAGGGCTCCGGTGCCGATCTGGACAGCCTGTTCGTCCAATTCATCAAGTGTAAGCGTAGACGCTAGCGAGATTTGTGTTGCTCCGGGACTAGCATTCTGTGAGAGCGTGCTAGAGCCCGGGGCTTGCAACCGTCTTCTACACTCGCTATCACAGCGTTGGCTGGCACGTGCTAGGAGCTTATCGATGACATTTGCACTAAGAGCTGAGATAGAGGAGGACAAGGCAATGCCTAGGGGTGTCTCATTTAACTCACTAGGAGTGAGATATAGTCTAGGCATGTATAATCCTCTTATGCTTCTTTTACTCTTCACTCCACTCGATCATAAGGTTAAGAGATGCGGTCGCAGTAGGGGTTACTCCGTTCAAATTGACCGCAAGGACCTCGCCAGTCCTCACGACAAGCGACTGTGCTGGTCGGTTGCCAAATTCCCAATTCACTCTGTCCATAGGCGGGAAGTCTGTAGCCGTGTAGGTTGCCAGTGCCAGCATGAGCTTCTGGTTTCGAATGGCAGTACCCACAATGGCACCCAGCGCCGATGGATTAGCAGTATATGAGAGCACTGAAGCGCTGGGTGCTAGATTTTGGCTGTCATGTGCTACAGGCGTTGGGCTCCCTGTTGAGGTGCCGCCTGTGTTTGCTACCGATCTCTTGAGCAAGAGCACATCAAGAGCAGCAGCCGTCGCAGCCGTGCTTGTGCCTACAATTTCAATGCGAGTAACTCTGACAAGCAACCCGCCTGCTGTGATCGTGAAGATATCGGTTGCACTGTTCGCTGGTACCAATCCAACCTTTGCAGCGGAGTACGTTGCTTTCTGTCCATCGGTCGGGCCGCCTATAGTTTTATAATTGGTATCAAGCGCCTGTTGAAATGGCATTTTTTATTCCTCCAATCGCCCTGCACGCTTTTGCTGTTTCGCATACGTGTTTTGCTCCTCAGCAGTTGCCAAACGATATCCAAGCTGATTAAGCTGTTCAATATCATGCTCTTTGGCATTAGCAGGCGGATCAACCTTCAAGAAATGTCCGTCATGATAGTAGCGCCTCTCGGGTGTGCGTTGGCCTGCTATGATCTCCTCAGAGAGAGCTACCATGCCGTGATCTTTTGTTTCGTGATAGAGCAGAATCCCCATTTATGCAGCCCTCACTCTACCGATTTTGGCCGCGAATGCAGGAGCCCTAAGAGCCAAAGACTTATCAGAAGTAAGTGCAAATTGGCGGGTCCTGGCATTGACGACAGCTAGAAGCGTGGTCTGAATCGGGTTGACCTCTGGGCAGACCAAGATGTCGGGGTCACGCGGGATGAGGTAGATGTCCTCGGTCACCTGGGTACCTGTCTGCACACGTGGGAAGGTCACGCCATCGCTTATAGCATTAGCACCTGAGCTGGCAACAGTCGCCCAATAGAGAGTATTGGTGGTAGCAGGGTTTTGGATCAAGCCAGTGTCTGTGAAGCTTACTACAGCCGCGTCATTGGTGATGTCATAGGCTGCACATACGGCATACAAGCTCTCAGTGCCACTAGAAGTGCTTCTGAAAATGCGATAGCCGATGATATCAATCACATTGCCATCCGCGTCTGTGGGAGCTGGTGTCGTCCAGGTCAGGACGACGTTTTTGGCATCAGCGGATGGGGTTTGTGAAGCTTCAGCACTAGCCGCTGTTAGGCCATATCTCGTTACTGCTTCCATCCTGTAGTAGTAGGTATTTGCAGCTAAGAGGGAGGAGCCAGAGCCAGTGTTACCAGTTGTGCTAATGGTTCCCATAGTGCCTTGGTTGCCCATGAAGCTAGAAATGATGATAGGGATGTTTCTGTATGACTCGACTTCTACACCTGCATCAATAGCATTGTCAGCTACAGGTGCATTAGGGTCTCCAAAGTCATCGCGCAAGAACATGCGCTTCATCACTTGATTGTATCGTGCATTCTGGACGTGAAGACCGTTGAGGTATGATTGCATCTTGGGAGACATCATCCAAAAGTAGTCCATACCAAGCTCTTGAGCATATCGGCCTCTGACAGCATCAATAGCATTGTCCATCATCAGAAATGCGAGCAGCTGGCTATTGGCATCAATCTTGTTGGCATTGGCTACCATCAGATCTACGCCGTCCCATTGCGGCCGCTTTGTGTTGAGGGTGGCAGACGCTGAGCCATACATGTGAGTCGTCTCTTCCAACCATGCCATCGCCTTCGCATGAGCCCCCAGTTCCAAGTCGAACAGGTTCCCATTTGCCCTTGCAACCTGTACTGTGAAGTTACTCAGGTCACCAACGGATTCAGTATGCTTGATAGGGAATTGTCCCTGAGTGTATGTGCTATTAGAAGCAGCCACCGATCCCGTACCACTGTTAGGAGGTGCTTCTGTGGTGTGCTGAGGCTGTGGTAAAGCCGTTCGCTTATTGAAGTAAAAGATGTCTGTTTCCCACGTCTGGTGCGGAATGGCTCTCTCAAGTGGTGCCCAGGCACGTCGTAGCTCAGTGAGCAGACGATCAATGACTTTTGGCACAAGATTGATTGCGCCGCCTGTTGAGGCCAGTGAGTATGCCTCTCTAATTTCTCTAAGAGTCGCTGGCATTTAAACCTCCCCTAAAAATTGCAAGTTGCCATCCAGGCTCTGCTGAGCGTCCATAATCCCCATCAGCTCAACTTCAAATTCTTTGAGTATCCATTCGCCATTCATACCCTCAGGAAGTGGCTTTGAGCGGTCAAGAAGATCAAAGCGGGTATTCACATCTCGCAACTGCTCACGCATGTAGTCACCCTTGCGATAGTATGGCTTCTTGGGCTTCTCTTGCTCATTGGAGCCTTCAACCATGCTCTTTCGCTGGGGAACATAGCGCGGATTCATCTTCTGTTGCATCTCAGTGAGCTTTGTCTCAAATGAGGTTTGCATCTCAGTGAGCTTGGCATCAAGCTTTTCCTGCATGATCTCATCTTGTGTCTTAGGTGCTGCGACTGTGTAGCCAGCCTCTTGCAAGAGCTTCAATGCATCCTCAGCAGTCGGCTTTGATGCCTCTTGCTTCTGCTTCTCAGCTTCCTTTTGCTGAGCTTGCTGTTGTTGGGCGAAAGCCTCTTGCAACTCCTTGAGGAGCTGAGCTTTCTCTTCAGGTGTCATAGGTTGCTCCTTTGTTTCTGGAGGTGCAGACTTATCGCCCGTACTCTCCTTGCATTCTTTACCAAGAAAAGCGGCTAATCCGCTATGTGCTTTTGTGAGGTATTCTGAAGTCTGAGAACTAAACTTTGCTCCTACCTCAGTAATACCAAGAAACGTTAGTGCAGTGGAACGCTCCATATCATCAGGAGCACAATCTAAATCCATTGCTTTTGCAAGATAATCATGAGTAGTACTGAGTGATTGTGGGTAGAGAGCTTCTACTGTTTTTACTTCTTCTATAAGTGCAGTATCTTTAAAAGTGAATATCTCAGTAAGGTCTTGAGGTTCTCTCGATTCGGAGACGTACTCGACGCGTGCGTTAGGAATGCCAGGTGAGGAGGTAAAGTCGATGCCAGTCAGGCGAATGTTCTCGCCTCCTACCATTGGGTATGGCTCGTCATTGTCGATGTACATCTCAGCATTGACGGCTCGCAAGCTCTGGGATTTGATGTAGCCACCCTTGACCAGTTCCACAACCTCGTGGCCTGCTTGTGTGTCCGGTACATCGATGAGAGCAAAAGCTTGCGTGCCTTCCTTGCCGATGGCTGCAATCTTGCCGACAATCTCATTAGTGGCATCCATATATGCAGAGTCGTGTGAGAGGTAGACAGTGAGAGGTAGCGCGTTAGGGTCGCTGAGCTGTACTTGAGCAGCTTGCACGAGACGATTGACGGTCAGGGCAGGGTACTTCCTGCCATTCAGAGATGTGGCGTCATCCTCTAGGAAGATAGATTTTACACGAGCTATGCGGTTTTCTACCATGGTTACCTCGACAATAAAAAAAGAGCCCTAACCTCGAAAGGTTGGGCTCAGGCTCTAAGGGCTCAGGCTCTTGGTTACTTATTCAGTTAGGTGAGAGGCTAGGATTTGCACCTAGCATGTGGGATAACCTCGAAGACTCTATCTGCTTTCGCTTAATCCCTGACGATAGCCCGCTTCTAGCGTCTACCTATTCCGCCACTCTCACATAATACGCGCTAGTCGAATCGAACGTCGTCGCCCGCGGATTGAAGTCCGCCATGCACCTTACACCGAACGCGCTTGCAGCAAAAGGCGTCTGTAGACTTGACACTTTCCTTGCAGGTGCCTGGTGTTCCTGCGTCCTCTTGCTGAAACTAGTATAGCACGGTATTATCATTTTACGCTAGCCTCTTGCTTGGCTTGCTGCTCATCAAGTAGAGCCCACATCCTACCAATCTCCTCACGTGAAATAACATGCTCAGCATTGCATCTACTACACCATAAATGGATACCATCGTGGCTGATGATAGCCAGTCTTCTATGAGTCGTATCGCAATTGATCGCACGTTTATTCATTCAAATAGCCCCTCTAAAATCACGATTCATCAATGCCTGCTTCAACACATCCTCGATACTATGAGTACCTGCAAACTTGATTGGAGGCTGGTAAGGCTTTGCAAGTACGGTCACGCAAGCGCCTCCCGAGATAGGCATGAGACACACACTCACCAGTTCCACAGGACCGCCTACCTCCTCAAGAAGATTATTGCATCCTTGTGCTATGGCAGTGTTGATGCCTTCTGCTTCTTGGCCTGCTACGAGGCCTACGGTTACAGTGGTGTAGAGCATCACGCCCTGCCTCTCCATTCCTTGCTCATCCTTGCCTGACTTTTTTGCTTGCGAGGCTTAGGATATCGATATTGCTTAGCATAGGTATTCAGTCCGCCCTCTGTAATATTGACTTTAATGTGCTCAGATCCCACGTTTATTGATGTCCACTGAATAGGCGTTGTGTGATCAATAATGATAAATTGCGACATTTCATTCATCCTCCACTAGCGAATATGCATACCGCTCGTCACCTATTACCAGCCACAGCAGATCAAAGTCGAGATCAATAGCAGGAACGCTATCAATCGGCATAGGATCGGTAGCAGGGATGTATGAAAGCGTTATGTGAGGCGTATAGCCATGTGTTGCATCAGGAGAGAAGCCAGCCACTTGCAAGGTTTGCACCAGATCTTGACGCCACTCAGGAAGCCCAGGCGCATCTACAGAAGCATAGACAGGTGTAGGCTCACCATCGGGTACAGAAGTGAAACGGCCTATTCCTGATACTCTCGCCTTCAGAGCAAAAGCATTCTCGGCATAGGTTTGCACTGCTTTCTTGAGTGCATCTATGTTCCCTAGTTGGCTCTTGTCTCCCAGGAATGCCAGTGTGCAATGCAGCTCGTCAATCGGCTCACCAGTGTCTAAGACTAACGCTTGGGACTCGCTAGGTTTCAGAAAGAATGCAACCATAACGCCAGTGTTGTTAGCCTCGGCCAGATCCTCTTTGAGCCATTGAAGAAGCTCTATTCCCATTGGTGGCGTACTGAGGATAGATAGAGCCTCTTTCTGCTTATTGTTCTGGGCCAAAAGTATCTTGGGATCATACTCTTCTGGCATAAAACGAAAACGCATATTATCCTCTTTCTTAGGAGGTTGCTTGTCCTCCGGTGGTTGGTTCCCATCTTTGCCCTGGTTATCAGGATTGCCTTGCCCTTGCTGCATAGCCTGCTGAGCTCCTTGCAATGAGAGCTGAGCTTGCTGATTTTGCTCGTCCTCTAGGGTCTGCATCCGTGCTACTGGAGTGATGACGTTGCCAGTGGTGATAGTAGGGACATCGCCGCCGGGTACATCGCCTTTCCCGCGTTCCTGCCGTGCTTCATTTCTGGTCAGCGTGCCATTGCCAATAGAGGTATTTTCGATTGAGGCAATGTCCTTGTCATCCCTATAATCTGCATGACGCGTTTGTACTCTCCAATCAGGCACATTCAAACCCGTCTTTACTGCTCTATAATTCAGCTTCTCAAGTATCCTGTTCTCTAGTGGGATAACCTTATTGTAGATAAATGATTTATTCTGGCTCTCACCCGTTCCACCACCTATATTGCCACTTTCGATAATGCCGAGCATAGCAGGTGGTACGCCGTACACAACAAGGGCTCTATCACGCTGCTTATCCTGACTCTTATCGAAGTCCATCTCGATAGAGCCCTTGCCGAACTCTTTCAGCTCACCACCACCATACATCACAGGAGGCTTGTGAGCGTTCTGTATGCCTGTGTAGTTCTCTTCATACCATTTGAGGTAACGCGTTCCATCCTCCTCTTCAGATTCAGGCCCCATTGATACCCAATAACTAGGCTTGCCACCTTGCCTGAAGAACTTCTCTCCCCACGTGACCATGCTCCGATCTAAGAACACCGGGTCCTTGAGCTTCTCGATAGGCGAGAGGGCTTTCTTCTTGGCACGCGGGTCTGGTAGCCACCATCTGATAATCTCGCGAGGTTCAAAGTCAACCGTCTCTGTATTCTTCTCTAAACGCTGAGTATAGCCTGTGATGACACCGTGCCTATCAAATCGTGTATTCATGGTGAGAGAGTCGATAGTGTAGAGGTTGCGTACAAGCCCATCGGGACCATACACCATCTCGCAAAAGGCTTCACCAAAGATAAGCATGTCTGTAGCAATGGAGTTGAAAAACTGCAAGAAGTCTTCTTCTACATCCTCAAATGCGAATAACGCTTTGACCTTCGCCTCGTTGGTAGCATTCCCCTTGCCCTGCTCTATCTCAACCGTCTCCCATCCTCCTGAGATCATGCGCTCAGCAGTCGTATCTACACACCCTGATACCCATTGGTTTCCGCAGTAGACCTGATAATAGGTATCCTTCTTCTGCCGCTCGTCCAGGAAGCCTTCTTTCGTCTGCACACTGCCTAGACCTAGCGATGTATCATCCCATGCCATGCTGAGGTTCTTAGGACCTTTTGCTGGTAGAGCTTTCATTGGGCGCTTTGATGCTTCTTCCAAGCTAATAATGTTGCGCTCATACATCTCTGAAGTGTGAGAATTGCTATCAAATTTGGGGATATCGTAGGGACG